AAAAAATCCGCTTGCCGGCGATCGACCGCTCGTACTGTCGCCAGACGCGCACCTGCGGAAGCTTGGCGAGCCAAGCCTCGCGCTGTGCCTTGTCGAGCGAAGGTCCAGAGAACAGGATCGCCGGAGGCTGAGTTGCCTTGATCACAGTCGAGTCGACCAGATCGAGATAGGTCTCGATGCCCTTCAACGTACCCTTGAGCCGGTGATGCTTGACCGCGTTGGCGATCACGCTCCGGCGCTTGGTGATGGGCCACTTCGGATCCCAAAGGTCGACCGACAGCGCCCAGGCCAGGTAAGGCAGAAGGTTCTCAGGACAGGTCCAGGGATTCCAAAGCTCCCGGATCGGGATGTTCAGCTCCAGCAGCTTATCGACCTGCGAAGCCAAGACCCGCTCATAGTCCGTTGCGTTGCCGGCAAGGATATGATCCATCAGGCGCGTCGGGAAAGCCATGGTTTACTCCGCCCGGTTGGGAAGCGGCGTGACCGTCGCTGAATTGATGATGACGCAGGCATCCGACCCGGCCACGACGTTGGCTGCCGGCGAAATCAGATCGACCGACTGCACACCTTCCTGGTTCAGGGCCGATATGATCGCTGAGCGCGTCAGATCGCGGCCGATCATCGAGATGCGGTCACGAACCTTCCCCAGTGCCTTGCCGATGTCCGCCATGATAATCGCGGTGTCGGGGCCGGGGTAGAACGTGATGTTCGCCACGACGTCGGTACGGAACACCTTGACGGGAACGACGGTGATGACGTCGGTCAGTGGGCGGATATTCTTGCGGTTCAGGCGCTCGAAGACGTTGAGCAGCTGCTGCTTGGTCGGCTTCGGGTCAGAACCGGAGTTCATGACCGTGATACGGACGCCGCCCTTTTCGTTGATCTTGGTCGCGGAGACGTCGCGGATCGTCACGTCAGCGGTGAGCGCCTGGAAGATGTAGGCGCCTTCGGATCCGGCCGTGCTCAGCGCTTCGGGCGCAAGCTGCGCGCGGCGCCGGAGGCTCTCATCCAATTCGTTGGGAAGACGATCGACGTTCAGAAGAGCAGCCAGATGGTCCAGATCGGTTCCGGTCGAGAACGCCAACATGACGGCGCGTGCCGCCGCATTGATGCGGGCTCGCACCAGCATTTCGCCGTAGGCTTCGGCGCCCAGGATGACGTTCGTCGGCGACTGCTCAAGGTTCAGAGCGGCCGCAAGTTCCGGCTTCTTGGCCAGGACGTCCGCCTTGTAGCGGTTGAGCATGACCTCGAAGTCAAGCTCCTCGATCACCTTCGGAGGCGGCAGGCGCGCAAAGTCAATGTACAGCGCGGGCGACTCGTAATTGGGCATTTGACCCTCGCTTAGATGGTTTGTTTCAGCCTGCGCAGAACCTGGTCGACCAGGTCGATGCCCTCCACTGTGAACGTGATCGCCCCGTCAGGGCCGGCTTCGTCAATGGTGACGCGCGTGACCTTGAACTCGGGCTCGTAGGTGTTGATCGCCGAAATGGCAGCCATCATGCCCGAGACGATGACTTCCTGATTGCTCGGTTTGTCCTGCATGTTGATGAACTTCGATCCCCACCACAGCCGCATCAAACGAGTGCGCAGTCGGGTGGTGAGGATGACGAAGATGCTCTGCTTAATGCGGGCCCAGCCCTGGATCAGTTCGCCAGTGTAGCGATCGACGTCGATCAGATGCTCAGTTGCTGGCGTGTTCATTGTCAGCACCCGCATGTCGCTTGGTGCGCTTGGCGTGTACCGGCTTTTCGGCCACGGTGACGCCGGCAGCAGCAGGCTCGGCGACCTCTTCCGCGGCAGGAGCGGGAGCGACCTCGGGAGCCGCCGCTTTCACCTCGGAGAGGATGTGGCCGAGGTACTTCGCCTCGGCCTTGGTCATGGTGACCTTCTCGCCGACAGCGACCAAACGACCGCCGCGCCAGAAGGCCTTGTCCACGTTGTATTTGGGCATTTCTATTCCTTGTCGGGTTAGGCCGTACCCACCCCGGTGCCGGGTCCGCCTCCGGCATCAGTTGGACCGCCGGAATGCGGAGAGCCTTCATCGCCTTGGAACGGCAGGCTCGGGGGTGGCGTTGCGCCGTGGATGTGCATGAAGCCGATGGACTTCTTGTTGTGGCCGATGTCGCCGCCGGTCTGATGCAGACCGCTGCCGGAGAACTTCCAAAAGGTCCCGCCCGCCGTGACGGTCAAACCGTCGTCAGCCAGATACATCGACGTTCCACCGACCTTGTAGAGAATGCCGTCTTCCTTCATCTCGATGTGCGCGTTCGCGCCCTGAGACAGGTGGACGACGTCTTCGGTCATGTGGATCTTGGACTTGTCGTCATCGCCCATCTGGACGGTGAGATCTTCCTCGGTCCACTTGACCATCGCCTTCTTGTCTTTGAACTGGACCTTGACCTGGTTCTCGTCCATCAGGACGTCGGCCTTTTCGCCGTCCTCACCGAAGCGGAGGTGGACCTTCTCTTCGTCCTGCCGGTAATACGACTTGTTCTTGCCGACCGTCTTGAGCACGAACTCCTTGGTCGACTTGACCTGCGTGACACCGTCGTCGCCCTCTTCGGGCACGTCGGGAAGCTTCGGCGCTTCGGCCTTCTTCTGGCCGCCCATACTGGCTGGGACACCTGCCCCGCCGCCAGCACCGCCGCCGATCATGCCGCCGACTTGGCCGAGGAAGCCGCCGGACGTCACCTTCTGCGCGATGCCGGCGATGTTGCCGAACTGCGCCAGGTTGCCGAGGCCGGCCCCGTTGAGCATGCTGCCGATGTTGGCCAGCTGCGAGAGGTTGCCGATGTTGCCGAGCTGGTTGGTGATCTGCGTCAGGTTCGCCATGCTCGAAATATCGAGGTTGGCAAGGCTGCCGAGATTGCTCAGGTTGCCGATATTGCCGAGGCTGCCGAGCATGCCGGAAAAATCCATGCCGCTCAGGCCCGCCATCTGACTGATGCCGGCGAGATCACCAAGACCGCCGATGTCACCAAGGCCGCCGATGCCGCCCTGCTGCTTCTTGGACTTGATGATCAGATGATTGGTGTCTTTGGTCTGGTGGACCCAGTGCTGTTGATCCTCTTTCTCGTGGATCAGTCCGACCGTTTCGTCCTGCTTGCCGTGAGGCGAAGGAGCATCCGGACCATAGTGGTGAGGCTCAACCGTCGAAAGCTCCGGCGTGCCGCCGACCGATCGCATCAGCGCCTGCTGACCGACCTTCGGCGGAACCGAAAACTTGATGGTGCCGTGAGAGTGGCTCTGCCAGGGCTGCCAGTCACTCTTGACCGTGCCCTCGCCGCCCATCGGATCGCCACCGGCAGCACTGCCGCCGCTTGGCGTCTGGTCTTCGCCGTCATTCAGTTTGACGTACCAGCGATCCTTCTCGTACTTGACCGCGACGATCTTGCCGAGCCGTTCCTTGTTCTCGAACTTCCGCTCGATGTCTTGGAGCCGGCGCTCGATCGCGTGGAGGGCTTTCATTTACGGAACCTCGGGTGTCACGTCCAATTCGTCGTGGTCGCTCATGCCGGCCGCGTTGTGAACGTAGCCATGGGCGGCGACCCTGCTCCGCGGAACGTCGGTGATCATCGAGCCGTCAGGACGGTAGAAGAACTCGCGCTCACGCACTCGGTTATGACCGATCGTGAGGTCGCTCTCCCACTCGACGACGCCGACAGACACGCCCTCGCGCCGGAGGACTGGTTGACTGATACGACGGAATTTGACTTTGGTTGCCGGCGCCGCATTCGGGTCGCCGAAGGTGTTCAGGTTCGCCATGATGGCGACGTTCTCGACGTATTCCCAGGCCTTGGCATCGCCGTCTCGGGCAATGTGGCCGTTCTCGTCGATGATGACGACAACCACGCGGAGGCAGGCGTTCATTTCGCCTGTCACCTCGTGCTGGCCCGGCGCGTTCATGACGGCGACACGGGCGCACGGGGTCTTCAGCGTCCAGTCAGCGATGTCGTGCTCGTCAAACAGGCCGTCGTACCATTCGACGTCCATCTGCGGGTACATCGCCTTGACGGCGTCGATGATCCTCTCACGGAAGTCGACGATCTTGCTCATCAGTCGCCTCCATGCGCCAGATAGTCACGGATCATCTTGCTGATCCTGCGTTTGTTCTCGTCGGAGAAGCCCATGAACTGACGGGCTGGGACCGTCTTGTTCTTGATCATGCCTCTGGTTCGCTTGATGCCGCCCTGCATGTAGGACGAGTAGTCGGCTTCCGAGTTGATGCTGAAGCCGTGCGGTCCGACATCCTCGATCACGATGCCCTTGGCCAGATCGCCGCTTTCGAACAGCTGCTTGTCGTGGCCCTTCAGCTCGATCGTCACTTCCGACAGCGCCTCCCATCGATCGCCGTCGGGGGCGGTCTTGGTGCGCAGGATCCGGTTGACGGTCGACCGCTTCATGTACTGAGCGGCATCTTCCATCACCGACGTGAGATCGAGCGTGTCGTGCAGCAGATCACTGATCCGCTTCGAGAGCTTGGCAAGATCGGCGGCGTCCAGGCGGACAGCAACATTCGCCATCAGGCCCTCCCGACGTCAAACGACCTTCCGCTCCGCTTCACGTTGGGGTCGGTCGTGATCGGGTTACCGTTCTCGTCGGTGCCCGTGACCGGGGGAAGTCCGAGGCCGATCTGGCCCTTCGAAATCTTGTCGAGGATCGCGAGAGCGTCCTCATACCGCACACGCATTTCGTCGGTGCGGACGCCGCGGCCGAGCGCCATCTTGTAGACGGCGATGTCGATCGCGCAGGTCCGAACGACGCCAGGCGTCGGCGTTACCGGCACTGAATACTGGGCCGAGAGGTAGGCGTTGCAGATCTCGTCTGCGCCCTGGAGCCCCTTGGCGATGACCGCTTCGTCTGGTGTTCCGTCGCGGTCGTAATCGGCTACGCGGACCAGGAGATCGGTGCCGTACAGCTCGTCGATGTCTTCCTTGGTCGCGTAACCCATGACTTCGTTCCGTTAGGTTGCGGCTTTGCTTGCCTTCTTCTTAGAAGCCGGCTTCGCTGGCTTGTCGGCAGCGGGCTTCTCTCCGGCAGCCTTCTCGGCAGCAGCGGCCTCGGCAGCGGCGGCATCGGCAGAAGCGTCACCATCCGCACCCTCGCGGGCATCGGCTTCCTTGGTGCTCTCGGCCGTCTCTTCGGCCTGAGTTTCCGAGGGCACGTCCTGCTCGGTCTCAACCGTAACTACAGCCTCGACTTCGTCCGCATCGACGTCGTTGCCGAAGAGATTGGCGAACCGAGCGGCTCGCACCTCGTCAGAAACGAGGCGACGCTCTCGTCGCTTGTAGTTCGCAGTAGCTTCGCGGGCTCGAAAGCCCTTTGCTCCAATCATGAAAGTCTCCAGAGTCACAAAAGAGCCCTCCCCGGCTGCACCGAGGAGGGTCTGTGTCGTTGCCGACGATTAGGAGGCCAGCTTGTGCTTGAAGGCGACGATGCGGATGATCTTCGCATCGTAGACGCGCTTCCAGTTGGCCTTGTTCGCCAGCTCGGTGTTGCTCGGCGTCACGCCGGTCTGGGCGGAGCCCAGCCACTTCACGCCGCGCGGATGCATGACCCACTGGCGACGGTTGACGATGTACTCCTGGCCCATTCCCTTCAGCGCCTGGCGCTCGACTTCCACCGGCACCTTCGGGGAGCGTTCGCCGTAGCCGATCGCGCCGGGGCCGAAGATGTAGGTCGTGAACACGCGGTCCGCGCCCGAGCCGGTGACCGGCATCGAGTCGTCGACCAGCACGGTCTTGCCGAGGTAGGTCGGGATGGTCAGCTTGCCCTGGCTGTCGGGGACGAAGTCGATCAGGTCGGCCTTCACCATCGACTTCAGGGTCAGCGAGTGGACGGCGACGCCGTTCAAACCACCCTGCTCGTCGCCCAGCAAGAACGCCGAGTCGATGAAGCTGTCGGCGTCGAAGTTCGCCGCGCCGCCGGTCAGAGCCGAGATGTCGTTGACGTTGGGCGCCATGTCGTCCGAGCCCATTGCGCCGGCAAGGGTCGCGAGCAGCGCGGTCTGCATGCGCTTGTTCCACCAGTCGGCGAAACGGTTGGCGATCGCGTCGATCGGGTCGGCGCCCGACAGGTCCGCCGCGAGGTCGCTCGAACCGAACGCCTTACCGCGCAGAAGCTTCACGGCCACGTCCTGGCCGGTCGTCATCTTGCTGACGGTCAGGTCGGTCGTGTCGTCGAGGATCTGCTCGGCGTCGCTGGCATCGAGGTCGTTGAAGAACGGCATGTTGACCGTCTTGCCCTCGATCTCGGCGTCGATGACGCTGGAGAGGTCGGTGATGATGCCCGACTGGTACAGCTCGGACTTCTGCGTCGAGAGCACCTGGACATACTTGTTGAACTTGGTCGGGACGATCATGTCCGCGAGACGGGTCTCAGTCATTTCTCACTCTTGAGGTTGTGACTGGCGTTTGCGGGCTGTTAGCATTCAAGCAAACGCCGGGGCGCAAAGACCCCGGCGCATGCAATTTCAGATGGCGAGAAAGGACTTAGTCCTTCACGCCCGCCTGTGCCTTCAGCTGCTTGGCCACGTCAGGTTTGGTGTTTTCCAGCACCATTTGCTGGGTCAGGTTCCAGGTCTCCTTCGTCCAGGGGTTCGTGACCCCACCGGCCGCCGGA